ATTTAGTCAACGCTATGCAGACCCTACTCAAGCATTGGATTTTTCTACTAGAGAAGCTAGGCTGCAAGACCCACGTAACCGACAGAATAGTATTCCTGCGGATAATGATGGGCTAGAAATTGCTTGGCATACAAAACAGAGAGAAGTAATCGATGCCTCTACTGAAGCCTATAAGTGGGCTATAAGCATGGGTATTGCGAAAGAACAGGCGAGAGCAGTATTACCAGAGGGTAACACTCACTCTCGATTGTATATGAATGGTACACTTCGTTCGTGGATGCACTTCTGCGATCTACGAGGTGGAAACGGCACTCAGAAAGAGTGTTCAGAAATTGCAGTAGCCTGCAAAGAGATTCTCTGCCAAAACGGTGGAGACGTCTGGGGAGACTCATGAAACGTATTAGAAATACAATTTTAACTGTAGCAATTCTAGCTGGATTGTTATATACTAACTGGCAAAGCAGTATGATGCTTGTCAAACACCCTGAAATGTATCAAGGAAATCCTTACTTATGAATGATGTTTGGAATGGAGAGTCAAGAGGAAACAGTGATGTTATGCAAGAGCGCATACGAATTTGGCACAGAGACCGCAATTTGATTGATGGTAGTACTGATAAAGATCAGTTCTGTAAGCTCATTCAAGAGTGTGGGGAACTGTCAGACAATATGTGTAAGGGCAGAGACATGAAAGACGACATTGGCGATATTATGGTTGTGCTTATTAATATTATGGAACGCAATAACTACTCTATGATGGATTGTCTAGAGACTGCGTGGATTGACATTAAAGATCGCAAAGGAAAGATGGTTGATGGCATCTTTGTAAAGGAAGCAGATTTGTGAAACTTGTTGAGGCATTGAGAAACGGCAATGTCAATATCACTTACGAAAGTTTAAACAGCGGAAAAGAGATTACAAAAACATATACTTTGAAAACTATATTTAAAGTAAATGTTAATCTCAAATCAGATAAACTTATTGCTTATGATGTAGAAGCAAAGGAATGGGAAGACATAGAAAGGTCCAGCATTAAAAAATGGAGTATAAATGAACAGAGAAGAAGTATTTAACCAACTAAAGGAGGACGAAGGTGTCAAGTATGAAATCTATAATGACCATCTTGGCCTGGCTACTTTTGGTGTTGGTCATCTTGTTATTGAGAGCGATTCGGAATTTGGTTCGCCCTTGGGTACGTCGGTATCAGAGGAGCGAGTTTGGGAAGCGTTTGAGAAAGATCTGGACACATCTATTGACGAGTGCGAAGTTCTTTTTGGCCCCAAATGGCATGACTTTCCTGGAGAAGTTCAAGAAATTGTGGTAAACATGATGTTCAATATGGGGCGTCCTCGTTTGTCAAAGTTTAAGAACTTCTGTGCTGCACTAGAGGAAGGCGATTGGCCGAAGGCTGCTGTCGAAGGACGAGACTCGCGCTGGCATAAGCAAGTGACGAATCGTGCGGAACGCCTCATGGTACGACTAGAAAATGTATCTTAAACTCATACTTGTTCTAGGTGTAGTCGGAGCTGCTGGCGGTGCATATGCGTATCACCAAGTCACTGTTGCAAAGTTAGAGAATGCGGTCATTCAGTTAGAGGCTAATAATCGTACTCTTAAAGAGAACAACAATGTATTACAGGCAGCGGCCGAAAACAATGCGACGAAGGTCGCGGAACTAGAGGCTCGAAGAGAGGAACAGCAGGCTCAGGTAACTGAACTTACTGCTGTAACAGCCTCTTTACAAGCGGAGAAGTCTAGGTTTATGAAAGTATTTAAAGACCACAATCTTACTCGCCTCGCAAGAGCAAAGCCTGGCTTAATTGAAACAAGAGTAAATAAAGCCACGGCTAGTATCTTTAGAACAATAGAGGAAGAGTCAAAGGAGGTTGAAAATGCGAACGATTAGTATAGCATCATTACTACTTATTAGTGGATGTTCTTGGTTTGGCGGTAAGGATATGCCAGCACCTTATGTAATACCGGAACCTGTCGTAGTAACTAAAATAGAAACAGTTCCTATTCGTATCTATCAGCCGCCTCTACCTCGTGAAATAGACATGCTCGATGTTAACTTCTGGATAATAACTGAAGAAAACTATCAGGAGAAACGAGCAGAGATTGAAAAGATGCTTGATGGACAGTTTGTAGTATTCGCTCTGACGCCAGACGGGTACGAGAAGATGTCCGAAAATTTACAAGAGTTGCGCAGATACTTTAAAGAAACAAAAGAAATTATTCTATACTATAAAAAGGCCACTACTTATGAGACTGAAACAGAAGATCAATCACAGAATGGACAAGCTCCAGGAGATGATGGAAAGCAATCAACACCTGGAGAATGAAGAAGCGGCCTATGATCTTACCCTAGAAGTAAGTAAGTTTTGGTCTGTATTAGATGAAGCTGATAAAGATTACATACAAATGTGTCAAATGGCTATTGAAGAACAAAAGGAGTGGAATGTATGAGTGCGTGGGAGAAACAAGTTGGTGGAGACCACTACAAGAAGTATGCTATTCAACCTACAGAGTATGCTGAGAGAAACGGCCTTACTTTCTCTGAAGGTTGTATAGTGAAGTATATTACTCGTTGGCGTGACAAAGGTGGAATTGATGACTTGCGAAAAGTTATTCACTATGCGGAACTCTTAATAGAGTTGGAGATACAGGCAGATAAACAGGTATAAAGTTATTGACACAACAAGCTTTAGCCCATATAATATGCACATCTTAAAAGAAACAAAGGAAAAATATAAAATGTCAGTAAAATTCAAGCCTAATGAAATTGTTGTGGATCGAGCTACAAAAGTAAAGACGAAGAAAGTATTCCCAATTGCGGGAGTGAAAACTTCAGAGCTTGTAGAACTGTGCACAAAATCTGACTCTGATTTACGTCGGGGTGAAAGGAAAACCCGTGTGAAGGCACGAAACGAACTAGCAAAACGAGGAGTAGCGCTATGAGAAACTTTAATTTTAGCATGAGAGACCGAGATCATAATGATGAATCTATCTCTTTTGACTTTGACAGTAAGAATGATGCTGATGTACGACATAAGCTGCGTAAGTTTTTCAAGGCTTGTGAAATGTCTGTAAATGATGAATTTACAGATGAGTTATTTGAAAGGCGAACAATGGTCACTATAAAACTAGAAGCAGTTTGCGCTGAGGGTACCGACCCTTCCGCAGAAGAAGAGCTTTATGACTTACAAGAAGCTTTTGATATGGTGATTGCGCATGTCGAATCCGAACTATAGACTACTTCAGCAGGCGTTAACCGAACTGAATGCAGACGGTAACGAAGAACGTGGGCGTGAAGGAGAGGAACTCAAGATAACGTCTGACGGGTATGTGAATACAGCTCCGTCGGGCGAACTTCCAGTATGGAAAAAGGTAACAGCTCCTGGCCATCACGCCGGTGTTACAGAGGAACAGTGGGTAGAAGTATTAAAAGCACTACATAGGGAAAATAATTCTTGACAAGAATCCTCTTTGCCAGTATAATTATATTTCAAAAGAGGGAAAACTATGATAATTTCAGGAAGTATTGACTATTCTTACTCGGGTAGGAAGCGTAGTGTGAAAAGGACTCGGAAGACCGAACCAGTGTTTCGCCCCGCTTCTGGCCCTTTGTTTAAGAATATGAGGGAGGATAAATACTATCCTTCTGCTCCTATGACGAAGTATAAGCCACCAGCGGATGTTTCGTACAAGCGAGAAGAAAGCAGAAACCATACCGTAGCGATTGCCTATAATAAGGGTGGTTACATGGTAATTGGTAAAGATAACATTAAGGACATTGGACGGTGATTCATACACCGCTATTTAGAGCCAAGGAAAGACATATACAAGATAGACTTGTTATGGTGTGCCTTGAATTTATTGAGCTGAACTACGATAAAAAGTTAGCACAACTCAGTAGAGAGGAAATGAAAGAGTTGGATGATTTTGCTTTTCGTAATGTTAGCTCTGTAATGTGCTATGGAATACGAGAAAATATTAAAAGGTGGGAAAGAGCACATGAAACCACCGTAGAGGGAGGAGAATACTTGAAAGAGTTAAACCTTCGAGAAGGAGAGGACTAAGTGGCATACAGCGAACAGGTTATGGATCATTATGAAAACCCACGGAATGTGGGAAAACTCGACAAAGATTCCCAGACTGTTGGTACAGGTTTAGTGGGTGCGCCTTCGTGCGGTGACGTAATGGTTCTACAGATAGACGTAGAAGATAATATTATCTTAGACGCTAAATTTAAAACTTATGGGTGTGGAAGCGCTATTGCTTCCAGCTCACTGTTAAGTGAGTGGGTAAAAGGCAAGAGCTTAGAAGAGGCTGGTAATATAAAAAATACGGACTTAGCTAATGAACTTGCACTTCCACCTGTTAAGATTCATTGTAGCGTACTAGCAGAAGATGCTATAAAAGCTGCGATAAAAGATTACAAAGAGAAACAAGTATGATGATGGATAGGTTGTATCAGGAAGCAGAAAGCATTGTTTTAGCAATGTGGGACGAAGAACCTGAAGAGATGGCGGCAGAGATTTCTGTTCAGCTTTCAATTAGCGCAGATTATGCGTGGGAGTTAGTTCAACAAGTTATTGTAAACGAAATTCGTATTGAAGAAGGTTACAATGATGGAGACACTGATTTATTTGATTGGGACGGAGACGCATTAGCCTCCGCAGGATTCGGAACTGATGAAGACTACTTCTAATATTATTGATTTCGCAAAGTATAAGAAAGCTAAACAGAGAGCAATCTCTGTAGTAGTAAATGACAGTTTTGACACTGCTACTTTTACTTATACCGTAACAAATGATATTGGAGAAATGTTTGAGTTTGAGATACCTTACCCAAATTATGATGATTTTTTCGACAGTTAATAAAAAATAGTTCTTGACACTTAACCTATTTACCGTTATAATTGTATTCATAAAAGAGAGGAAACTCTTTAAAAATCCACTAGAGATACCCCCTAGTTATTTGGAGTATCGCCCATACCCCTCAGGCGTAAGTGAGTGGAGGATTCTAACTTCCTCCTAGTTAGACGGTATAGTTGCTACGATAAGTGACTCTTCGGAAGGCAGTCCGATGCGGATATAAACTGCCCTTGGGGAGCTAATGACCCCGTTGCCCCATAAACTGGTACCGATTCCTATGGGCACGTCGAACCTTACAGGAGGGAGAAAGGAGACGACGTTAAAACAAAAAGACCTACCGAGAAGAGAACTCGTAGACCATCTCCGTGTATGCACGCCACGTTAATCAAAAGGATCTAATCTGGGTGTAGGTTTTAAGGCTTTTTTCCTGATAATAAAAGGCCACTATTTCTGAGATGAGGCAAACTGTCATGGAGTAGTTAAGACTTCCCCGAAGAAGCACTACACCTCATCGAACACCTGGGGGTGAGCAATCAGCCTTAAAGCGTAACGCGCCCCCACCTATTATAGAGGTCTTTATGTATGTATGTATTTGCAATAATATATCGAGTAAAGACTTAGAAAAAGACCCCTTTCTTATTCATAAAGTGGGGTCTAAATGTGGCAAATGTGTTGAGAGAAATCAACAAGTAGTTTGTGGAAACCTTAGCGTATTAGTAGAACCGGAAGATAGACTTCCAGCCATTCAAATGGCATAGCGATTTATAAAAGGAGTTCATACATGCCAGCAGGAAAAGGTACTTACGGCAAAAAGAAAGGAAGACCCTCTAAAAAAGGGAAGCAAAAGATGCCAATGGCTTTCTTAAAGAATATTAAGAAGAAAAAGAAATCAAAGAAGAAACGTAAATAATGGCTGCTCGTGGGTTGTATGCAAATATAAACCGCCGAAAAAAGAAGGGTACTAGTAGAACGAAGAAAAAGTCTACTATCTCACCCAAAGCTTATTCCCTAATGAAAGCAGGGTTTAAGAAGAAGAGAAAGAAAAGTGGCAGCAAAAAAACGAAGAAGCGTTAGAAAGAAAGATCCCCGCCTTAAAAGAGCTGGAGTTTCTGGTTTTAATAAACCAAAAAGAACTCCCAAGCATCCCAAAAAATCTCATGTTGTCGTAGCAAAAGCTGGCGGCAAGGTAAAAACAATTCGATTCGGTCAGCAAGGTGTCTCAGGTTCTCCCAAAAAAGCGGGTGAGTCTAAGGCAGCTGCTGCTCGTCGTCGTTCTTTTAAAGCTCGTCATGCTAGAAATATTGCAAAGGGTAAGCTAAGTGCAGCTTACTGGGCGGATAAGGTAAAATGGTAGAAGTATAGAATACTTTAAACTATTAATTTAAACAACAACTCAAGAGACTACTAATAAAAATGATAAGAATTTTACTGTTACTACTAGCCTTTCCCGTATTTGCGGAAGAAGCTCCGATTGATGATAACATTATTCGTACTGATTCTACTACTAATAGTACAGTTACTACAAGATCAGATACATCGACTACCTTGAGGTCTCCTCCTGCGTCTGCTATTACGCCTACTATCAACACTTCAAACAGCGATTTGTGTACTTTTGGGGTTGCGGGGGCTGTTCAGACACAGATTTTGGGTATCTCTATGGGTTCTCAGATAACTGACTCAAACTGTGAACGCTTAAAACTTTCGAAAACTCTGTACGATATGGGAATGAAAGTTGCAGCAGTGTCTACTCTGTGTCAGGATGAAAGAGTATTTGACGCGATGCTGATGGCTGGAACTCCTTGCCCTTTCGAAGGTTTGATTGGCGATGAAGCAAAAGCAGCATGGAAAGTAAATGAAGAACTTGAACCCTCCGTGGATGAAACGACGGAAGAAAAAGAAAAAGGATTCGGTAATGGTACTAAGACACTCATGGGCAGTGCCGGTGTTGTTAGCCTACTGCTCTTACTCGTACTCTAGCGAAGAGGTATATGGAACAACCACCAACGCCGCGAATATTGGGTTGAATTGGGTGATGTCTAATATCTTGCCGCAAGCGACGGGATTGACTGTAAACAATGTAATCTATAGATATACCACTGAAAAAGACCCTGAAGCCGATATGTTGGTTCACGTTCAAAATGAGAATGCTCAAGGAAATGGGTATATCTTTAGAAGCACAGACGACTGGTCAGGTTTGCCAGGCAATACGATTAACAAAACAATTCCTGTAGGTGGTATAGGAATTGATTTTTGGGGTGATGGTTCTATCGAAGTAGAAGGCTTTGGAACAGTTTTAGACCCAGAGGTTTACTACACATATCAGTATGTTCCGTGTGATAATCCTCAGTCGAACCCAGAATGCCCAGGTTATATTGACCCACTCACGTTAATTCAAGAACCTGAAATAGATACTTCGAGTGAAGACTATATTCAGGAAGAATTAGACCGCAAAGCAAATACAAAAGCGCAAAGAGACGAAGAAGAAAAGAAAGAACGAGATAAATTTGCTAAGGCCACGGAAGAGAAAGTAAGAGAAAGTTTAGAGAAGATGCTAGGATTGTCAATTGGGGCAGGCCTACAGGAAGCCCAAGATACACTGTTGCATAACGCATTAGTGGCAACGAATTATTTGCCTAGAACTTATTTCGAGCAAATTAAGGGAGGGGAATATAAAGATGTAGAAATGCTGAAAGATAGTACTCTACCAGACAACGCAAATGCTCGTAGAGTGAACTTTGCACAAGACATAATGCATCAAAAAATTGTTCAATCTCAATATGATTAACAGGCCATATAAGGAAACTTAATGAAAAAATTATTTATTTTATTATCAACGCTAGGTCTAGCAGCCAGCATTAACGCGGAAGAAATGGAAGTAGTGGGGAACGTTGCTTCAAAATGTGTAGTAATTCCCGATACCGCAGGTATATACGGTAACCCAACGGCGGATGTATTAAGCACTGATCCTTCAGACGGTGGGGTTGATCCTGTCGTTCGATTTGATGTAATTCAAGCAAGCATGTATAAGGCTAAAATTTCCTATCCTATAGAGTTTTCGGAATCGCCTACACTAAATGACATCGTTAACTGGACAGGAAGCGTTGGTACCTCTCAAGTATCAGACACTAGCATGTCTGGGTATGATGCAGCAAAAATTGAGTTTGATAATGTTACTGAGTTTAGTTTGACTGTTGCTGGTAGCACTTGGTTCAAAACAGAATCACAAGCAGACTATGGCTACGGCAAAGCATTTCCTGGTGGTGTATATCGTGCGGTAGTAAGTGCTGAATGTATCGCTATCTAATAATTTTATTACTGATGAGTGGAGAAGCAAGTGCTCACTCATTTGTTCCAACCTACCCGGAGCTGAAACCTTCTTATGTTGAGGGTATACTATATACTACAATGAGTCTTTTCAATGCTAGAAAAGATGTAGAATACTATGAGTTTGGTGTTTTTAATGCAGAGTGGGAGAAAGTACCTTTTGCTATGCAGAATAAAATTATGCGGGTTAAACACCTCGAAAAAAAGAAAATTGATATTTATATAAGGGAGAAGGACAAACAAGAAGTAGTTTACATCTGTTCAAAATCAAAACTGATTATAGCAGGTGCATCAAAGACATCGGTATCTTCGAGGGTTTGTTCAAAAGTTAAATGAGATTTATACTATTAATGCTATTCTCGTCCTACGCAATAGCCGATTCTAGCTCCTTGAATCTAAACTTACCTACCACTCCGGGTTCTTACGCGAGTGATAGAATAAGAACACAGGGCAATGTAGAATGCTCAATGGCGATTGGCGGAAGTGTAAATTTAGAGTTTGGTGTAGTAGGTGTTTTAAATGAAAACGGGCCTTACCGTAGTAGCTTAGGTAGTTATTCAGAAGACTACGATTCGGAAGGTTTAGTGAAAGACGTTGGGGTGTATGCAAAGATTATTATACCTCTCAATGCACCTAAAACAAGATTAGACTGTAATCAGCTCTATAAATTGGAGCTGGCAAGACAGAGAATAGAATTACAAAAACTACAGCAAGAGGTGAATAACCTAAGAGCGTTAAAATTTGAGGATGATGGATAATATGAGTGAGATATCCGCAATACCAGCAACTAACGTTGTTAGTTTATTTACTAGGGTCCACAATGTAGGGCCAAACGAAGTTATAACACACATAAAACATACTCAACAAGATGGCGGACCAATTAAAGTCTACGAGATAAGTTATAAAACATATAATGCACTAGGAGAGTTAGGTCCCAATCATAAAGCAGCAACATATTTGGATGCTATAGTATAAGGAAGATAATGGATAAGTATGAGGCGGTTACAAAAGTAAACAACGTATTCGAGTATCAGTATGATAGTGACCAGTATCAAGTTGCCGATTATTGGCGTGTACTTGATATGAGCCAGGATAAAGATCAAGGAGATTGTGAAGATTATGCACTTACTGTAGGCTGGATGCTTGCAGGGCAGAGTCGTATGAAGTTTCTTTGGATGATTCTCACAAAAAAGATTAAGATTTGCTTTATTAGTTATGTGGATGGTGGTCATGCAGTACTAGAATACGAAGGATTATTGGTCGACAACTGGAAGAAAGAGTGGACTCCGCGTAGCATATATGAAAAAGATTATGCACAGTATAAATGGGAATATAAATTTTACTATAATCCTCTAGTAGTGGTAAAGAAGCTTATTCAAGGTAAGTTCTGGAAAAAATAATGGCTGAAGTAGAGTTTGGAGGTATGACATTCAAAGGTGGGAAGATGATGATTCTTCTCACTGCTCTTTCTACGTTAGGTGGGGCGAGTTGGGGTGCATTTGAATTCTACTCTGACTATATGGACATGAAAGAAATTGTGGCTAACATTGATGTGGGCCTTATTGAGTCGCGAAACAATGAGATTGAGATTAAACTCGATGCAGTACAGGATTCAGTAGGAGAAGCTACAGACTACTCTCGAAGTATTAAGAATGATTTACGAGATGACTTTAATCGAATGGAGAAGAATGTAGATCGCGTAGAAGATATGGTTCGAGAAAACGATACAAAAGTCGCTGAAATGATTGATAAAGCTACTGAAAGATTTGACAATAAGCGAGATTCACTCTATAATGACACGGAGTTAAAACTTCAAGCACTGGAAGATAGATTAAACAAGAAAGTGCAGGCAGTGTTAGATAATCCACTAGCAAATTAATATGAGTTACTTTAAAAAAGTAATAACAGTTTGCATACTTGGTTTAATACTTGGTATGATAGGAGGTATGATCTTTCTATGAAAATTCGTATAGTAACTACATCGAATAATACTTTGTACGGTTCTCTGCTCGGTGAAGAAGCGCAAACAATGTCACCGCAAGAGGCTTTGCACTGGGTAATGAATAATGATACTAAGTTCATTCGATACTTGCAACCAAATGGTAAAGAAGTATTGCTGAACAAGAATGCTATATTGAATATAGCGGAGGATACATATGATTGAGACAGCGATTGAACTTGCCATGACTTTTTGGCAGTGGGTAGTGTTTGGAGTATTAGTAATCATCGGATTTATTTTTAGTAAGTTTGATGGTCAGGGAGAGCATCGTGTAGGCTTTGAGTATGCTGAAATGCCTCATATGAAGCCTCTTCCGATTGCAACGAAAGATAAAGGGTTTTTCAAGGGCATTTGGCACTGGTTAATGGGTGTGCGTCAGTGGGAAATTTGTGATGACTTTCATTTTAAACTGGGCGGTGTAGAGTACGTGATTCCCAAAGGCTTTGAATTCGATGGGGCCAGCGTGCCCAAGTTTTTGGCAATGTGGCTCTCACCTACAGGTGTATTGTTGATGGGCGGTCTTGTACATGATTATGTGTACAAATATGCTTGCTTGAAAACGAAAGCTGGAAACAACACGGAGAAGATGACTCAATCACAGGCGGATAAATTGTTTCGTGATATTTGTATCGAAGTCAATGGATTCAAGTTTTTGAACTACTTGGCGTACTGGGCACTTGCTGCTGCGGGTTTCGTCGCATGGAATGGACATAAGAAACGTGGCACACATCTCTAAGATGCAGAAGTATGTCGACGCTCGTATTGAGCAGTTGATAGAAGAAGCTGCAAAATGCCATGACCAGTATGATCGGCTTTGGTATAATAAACTAATTGCTGAGCTTCATTGGGTCAGCATGATGGGCACTGACTTGAAAGTGACGAACTGCCCACTAGAGGAGAATGAATGAAATACCTTGGAAAACTTATGGGGGAACGCACGAGCCTTGATGGTGTGGTGCTGATTGGAATTTGTGGAGCTTTTATACTATTTGGAGGCTTAGCCAAGATTGCCGCGTATGTCGGCCTAGCATGGGGAGTATATACTCTTCTGAAAACGGAGAAGTAAATGAGTGAACATCATCCAGCAGATATAAATGGTGACGGTCATGTAAGTGATGAAGAACTAGCAATGCACTTGGAGTTTAAGCGAAAGCGGCTTGAAGACGAAGATGCACAGCGTGATGCGATGAGAAAGATGACATGGTTTGCACTCTTCGGAATGTTACTCTATCCTTTTGGTATCTTTTGCACTGACTTTTTTGGTCTCGACAATGCGGCTAAAATTATTGGGGATATTGCACCAACCTACTTTGTGGCGATTGCTGCATTAGTGAGTGCATTCTTCGGAGCGAATGCTTACTCAGGTAAAAATAATTCTTGACACGGGAAGGTCAAGGGCGTATAATATATGGAAATTAAGGGGAAGTAATGAGTACGGGGCATAGATACACAAAAGAAGATTGGGACGCTTTCTTCAAAGAAATTGTAGAGCAAGGCATACCCCCAACAGGAAGGGTTAGTCTTGATTGGTGGAAGAAAAGAACAGGTCGCAATATTTCTAAAGCTACAATACAATACAGAGTTAACCCTAGCTCCCGAAACCATAGCCGGATAAGAACACAAAGATACAGAAAAGAAAGTCCAACAGTAATTTTATCTAAAAAGATTGGGCGTTTCTGCACTCACTCAGTTAATAGCGAAGGCAGAAATAACCCAGAAAGAGTAAGAGATTTTAAGTTTCACCTCAAGAATAAAATTACTAGATTTTCTATAAAAGGAACTGATAAACTAAAAAGGTATGAAAACATGAATTTTTCATCTGAAGATTTAATAAGCAGTTGGAAACAAAAGTATAGTTATAACGAAGATGACATGACAGTTAAATGTTATTTAACTGGAAAAACTATAGATTTGAGGATGACGAACTTATGGCATATGGATCATATTGACCCAAGAGGCCCGAATACAATAGATAACTGCGCACCCACTCTTAGAGAGGCAAACCAAGCGAAGAGTGACTTATCTGTTGAGGAGTTGGTACAATTAGCTAAAGATATTTTAAGTAATTTTGGGGAGGAGAGTTATGCAAATTCAACAATCTGTGCAAAACACTTGGCGAGCTGAAGGACTCTTTCATGTTCTTCCCAGTTTCGCACTCTATCATAGCGAGGACATGATGACGGATGACTATGGTTTCATCTTCGCATGGCTTACTTGGAGCTGGGGAGTAGAGTTATGGATGGACGCATAAACCCCGTGGCGAAACACGCTTGGAAGTTTAACAAGCCAAAAGTGTATCGAGATAAAACTAAGTATACTCGCAAGAACCAAAAGGCCCCGCAGTAGTGGGGCTTTCTTTTTCTGACAAAATCAAAGAAGCACGCAAAGAAAAAGATTTAGCACTCGCACTTATGTTGGAGGATGAAAAAGGCTTTGATGAATTTCTCAAGGCTGTGCAGCAATCCCTTATAGATGAGAAAAAACAATGACAGACCAAGAAATACTAGAGTTATATATAGAAAAGTTTTTTAAAGTAAGTCCAGAAGATGGAGTTCCGCGCCGCGGTCTACTAAAATTTGGAAAAGAAAACTTTACAACATGGAGAGAGATTCTAACAGCTCTTTACTATAGTAAGGATATTAATGAGGCAGCAAAAGAATTGCATTATGGGACTACTCGTGGTAGGAATGAAGACGCCCCCAGGAAAGGGATGGAGGGTAGTCTCTCTAAGAAGACAGAAACTTTAGGTATGTCTTGGGTAAAGGTTCTTGGAAAGGATAATCAGAAGGCTTGGTTTGCACACATTCAGCAAAGTGTAGGGGTAAATACTTGTACAATCTGCAATAAAACAATGGGTTTAGAGAACTTCAAGTTACTCAATGAGTTAGGTGACTACTCAGAGAGATATAATTGTGATGTCTATAGGAATGAGTGTGAAGTTTGCTACTTAGAAAAAATGAAACCTATAACGGCTAAATGGAAGAAAGAGAATCCTCATACGGTAAATGATCTCTCTGCCAGACGTAGGGCTAAAATAGCTAAAACGTATAACGAGCTGAGTAGCGAAGATAGAGATAAGGTAAGACATATTTATGAAGAATCTTCGAAACTTAATAAGGAAGCAGGGTATATTAAGTACCATGTTGATCATATTTGCCCTCTATCAAAAGGAGGTACTCATTCGCCAGATAACCTTCAGATATTACTAGCAGAGGATAACTTAAAGAAAAGCGATAAATGGGAGCCGAAGGTAGCTTCATGAATTTCTCAAGGCTGTGCAGCAATCCCTTATAGATGAGAAAAATAAATCTTGACATTTTGTTATCTGTCTGCTATTATAATTAAATATTATGTAAAGCATGATGAGACCCCGCAGAAGCCAATACAACAACTTCTTCTTCTCCAAACGTAATCTCGAAGGTTCTTCTTATATCGTTTGATTATTACCTCCGCCCCTAGCGCGTAAGCAGTCTGGGGCGGAAGAGTAATACTACGAAAGATATTTAGAAGAGTTTATCGAGAGATTACGTAAACACTTTACATTCATCTGTAAGCAATTTTTGTAAACAGATGTACGAATCAACCACGAAGACCGCATGTTTCTACTTCAACCAAGTAGGCTATGCGGTCTTTTAAGTTTAAGGGTCGAGTTATATTTAATAAATTTACATACCCTTTTTACTGAGAAACTAAGAGATTACTGTAAATTTACGGAAGATTTGTACTGATTTTTACGTCCATACGAAAGTTTTCTCTAGTCGATAGATGTGCCCCGGCCCCGCGAGTCGGTAAAACCTGTTCTAGTCGTGAGTAGTATAAAAAACGTGATTCCCTATTATTTCTAGCTGCTTATACTTTAATAGGTCTGGTTGGGCAAAAAACAATGCTGGTGTGGTTGGCGTCTCTGCTGTATATGACGCATGGGCAAGAGCAGTTTTCATACTCTCATTTGGTGGGAGGTCTAAATATTCGGCTCCATAGAGTCTAGGAAATTCAGCTTTTATAAGAGGCCAGCTTTCAAACTGACCTTTCTGAGCTACTACTTCACAGGTATGGTTGGGCCATCTCTCGTCATTGCGACGATTCCACACCACTGAAGCTACGGCACGTTGGCCTTCTAGCGATTCACCTCGGGCTTCGAAGTAAACCGCTAGGGCAACACATATCATCTCTAGCACGAAGATTCTAGCATATACCTTAGAACTTCTTTCGGGGCTTTATCAAGCCCTTCCAATCTT